TTGCCACGCATTGCTGGCGAAACGGAGGAAAACTGGTTAGAACGGGTTATGTCCGATTCTAGGTCTACAGGCCGTGAAGCTATGGATCGTGGCACACAAATGCACGGTGTGTTGGAACGGTACTACAGCGGTGAGCGTGACGATTACCCTCGTTATGTTGACCAAGTGGATGCTGCAATCCAAATCCACTTTGGGCAGGATCAACGATGGGAAGCAGAACGCTCGTTTGCTTTCGAGGGTTTTGGCGGCAAAGTGGATTTAATTGCTGAGAACATCGTGATTGACTTTAAGAGCAAAGACAAGCTCGACAAAGTTGTGCCGTACCACGAACAAATTATGCAACTAGCAGCCTACCGTGTTGGTCTTGGCAAACCGACCGCCAGATGCGCCAATGTGTTTTTTACTGCTGATGGTAATGTAAAACTAATCGAACATTCAGAGGAGGATTTGGCTGATGCTTGGCAATGTTTTCAATGTTTATTGTTGTTTTACAAAATTAAAAACAACCTATAATTAACTGCGGGGAAAGCCGTGTCCCTCCCACTCCTTGTTCCGGTTAGTACCCGCACCCCAACAAAAATACAACACTTAGGGTTTGTCCCTATAAAATAATGTTGTATTGATTGTTAAGTTAGCTTAATATTTCTACATGGCAATAACGCCATTAACTACATACAGGTGCATAAATGGACGATGACGAACGTTTCAACTTAAACACACAAACCGCTGACGAAGTAATGGATGTGATTGAACACAGCGGCATTGACCAAGACGGTATTCACTGGCTTGACTGGTTTGAGCGCATTGAGGGTGGTGACGCTTTGTACAACATTGTGATGATTCTTGTGAAAAATCGCAAAGAAGCAAAGTACAAAGAATTGGTTGAAGAACTTGAAGCAGAAATTGGGGGGTGGCTATGAATTGGGGCAAACAAGCAGACTATTCGCATCCAAACTGGACATTACGGACACCACGCCAAATGAAAAGATACTCACGTTATACCAATGCCGACCAACGCATCCCGCTAGAAGGTTGGGTGCTTGGCGCACTTGTGTTGTTTGCTGTTTTTGGTTTCTTGCCACTTTTGCATTGGATCACAAAATGACTAAAACTGACCAGGTATTGACGCATCTTACAAAAAACCCTATTACTAGCTGGGAAGCCATTATGCTTTACCGTGTAACACGGCTTGCCGATATTATTTTTAAACTCAAGCAACGAGGCCACAACATAGTGACCAAGATGATTGATGAAGGTGAAGTTCGTTTTGCTCGTTATTACTTAATTAAGGATAAAACATGAAAAAGTATCTGATTGGAATTGTGCTGGCAATGTCAGCTACCGCAGCTTATGCAGCTTGCACAACGCACACTTATATGTCAGGTGGGCGTATGGTGACTTGCACAACTTGCTGTTACGGCAACAACTGCAACACTACTTGTTTTTAGTACAAACCGCAGCAAACACATCAAGAAACCTTGCGCCAGTTTGCAGGGTTTCTTGTGTGTCTTTAGCCGAATATGTTGGCAAGTCTCGCTCTAGCTCCCTACACACTGATCTATAAGTCTCTGAGCTTCTTGTGCTTACGCAACCGCTCAAGAGGGTCAGCATCAATATCCCTAGCGTTATCCGCTGCATTTTCTATTTCCCTTGATTGTTTGCGGTCTGCTTCAGCCTGGCGTTCCATTTCTTTGTATGTGCCAGTTTTGCGCCCATATAAATAAACACCAAAAATAGCCGCCAAAGCTGCGCCAATAGACAAAATATACACTTTAAATTTTAGCCAAATTGCCATTGCCCTGACCTCATTTGTTGCGCCATGCGGTTGCATCGTTCAGGTGTTTGCTTTGCCCATAACGATTGATACATACTATCAGCGGCTTCGCTATACTTCCCCGCTTCAATGTATCCTAGCATGGTTTTAAACTGCATTAAACCCGCTACACCGAGCTGAAACGACATATTGATAAGCACCCCCTTGCGAGCATCGTTAAGGGCTTCAAACCACGGCAATGCTGCGGCAATATCTTTGACGCATCTGTTTATGTCGTTGGTCAAAAGATAGGTAGATTCTTCTTTGCTTATACAACCGCCTCTGCGCTTGTCTATAAGCCTACCTACGCCGATTGTCCAATACCCTAAATGGTCTTGATATGCGCTTAAAACTTCGCCCTCGTCGCTTCTAAGTTGCTTTGTCAGCGTTGTTATCCAGTTTGGATTGCTTGATAACTCTTGCGACTGGACTGGCAATGACGCAGACGATTCCAACGATCCGGAAGATGTCGGAGGGGATGCTTGCTCTAAGTTCCGCTGGAATAGCTTGGATAACAGTTCCGACAGCATTGGGATACATCTCCAAAAAAGTTAGCAAACCACCGCCAATAATAGAAAGCCTAACAGACCACCATTTAGACCAGTCTTTCGCATTGTCAACTAATTTCATTTGTCTACCTTAGAATCAAGTTTTTCGTACAAACGGTCTAACAATAATTCTATGCGGTCAAAACGCTTATCCATTTCCATCCTTAGCGTTTCAATTTCAGACTTTTTGACGTAACTTTCGCTAACGTGCAAACGCAAGTCAGCAATGTCAGCTTTTAGTTCTTTGACAGAATCCCATAACTGGCGGCAAAACCAACCACCTATTGTTAGTAATAAGCCGCCGCCTACGTTAATAAGATTTTGCCATTCCATGATTATGTCTCAGTTGGTGCAAGCACCCATGATTGAGTAGCTTCATCCCAAACGTAATCTCCACCGTCGGTAGGATACGGCACAGGCGCTTCCCAATAATAAGTTTGGGTATCAAGAACCCACGAGGGGTAAGGTTGAGGCGCATAAAACACACCAATCACACCATTTTGTACAACCGTTGTGTCAAGTGTGTAGCCAATTCCGGCATAATTTGAACGCAAAGCTACGCCGCCATCTGGTTGACCGTCTTGACCGTAGTGAACATTTCCATGCGTGTTGTAAGAGGTTTGCCACCACAGACTTGCATCACCTTCTGCGCCTGAATCAATAAATTCTTGGTCAGCGGCAATAACATAATCAACAATGCCTTTACCGTCTATAAGTGTGGGTACTCTTGCAAAATAACTCATGCTGTAAACGTCCCTGAAGATGTAAACGTGTGAATCGTATTACCGCCAGATGATGTAACTGTGCCGCCTGTAGCACGTTGTACGCCTGCGTAAGAAATAATGACTACGCCGCTACCGCCTGACCCTACAGATACACCAGTATTTGCGCCACCACCACCGCCTGTGTTTACTGTCCCATTCACCCCTTGAGCGCCACCACCTCCTGCGCCACCAGTACCACCTGCGTTTCCACCACCACCACCGCCATAATTAGCCGCTGTTCCACTAATAGAGCTTGAAGCTCCTGCGCCCCCGTTTGGGGCAGTTCCTACTGCGGCTGTACCGCCTCCACCTCCAGCGTTAGGTGTTGACCCATTTCCACCAGCATATCCTTGTGCAAAAGTACCAGCACCACCTGCATAATTGTTTCCAGCAGTATGTGCGCCACCACCGCCGCAACCACCAACATTACCAGCGTTTACATTACCACCGCCACCACCGCCACCTATTGCCGTAAATGAGCCAAATACAGAATTGTTACCATTAGAACCGTTGCCAGAGCCTGTGAAACCCGCACCACCAGCGCCTATCGTAACGGTATATGCTGTTCCACCTATTACTACAGAATCAGTATAGGCAAGCAAACCGCCACCACCGCCGCCACCGCCACCATTTGAACCACCGCCACCACCGCCTGCTACTACAAGATAATTAACGCTGTACGGTGCTGATTTGTTTTGTTGCAATGTCGATAACCGCAACATCCCGTTTGTAGGCGCACGGTATGGGCCTATTTGACCTTGATTTCCTAGAGCCATTACGAAATGTCCTCATAAGAACAAACGACTTTTAACTTGCTTGATGTGCCAGCCGTTGCACCAATAGACATATTTTCTTCAAGATAAATCATGGTTGTTTTATCAATCACAATTAAACTTGAATTAGGGGGGACAGAAATAGTCGATGCAATAGGCGTGGCAGTCCCGCCAAGCGCCGCAGCAGAGTAATGGTTAACCGTGACATTGACTGCGTTTGCAGTATCAATATTAGCCACCACTAGCGAATTGACTTTAAACACTTTGCCACTTGATGCGGCGTTGCTTAAAACAGATGTTGCGGAAGTCGTTGTTAAGTCGGCAGTTACTACTTTGCCAAGCATTGTTGCGATATTGACAATATTAGGAGCAGCCATGATTTATAGTCCAAAGATAATTGAGAAAGCTATTGATTTGCCCGACGATAATCCGCCAGCCCCAATAAGTTGAAAGTTAGTGCCATCATAAACAATTTGGCATAATCTGTTAATAACTAAATCACCCGCTGATAATGCCGTTGACCCGTTTTTAACAATAGATTTTGCGCCAAGTGAGCTAATGTTGATGGTGACAGCACCCGTATTGGTAGCCGACACAATAAAGTTAAACGATTGACCAACCGCATACGCAGTCAATGACGGGCTAACCGAAGCCGTAATTGTGTCCGTTCCCGATACCGTCAAGAAAGAGCCAAACGAGTTTTGCACTTGCGAAATGTTGGCAGAATCAGTTGCAGCCGAGCCAACGCCCAATCCCGTAAACTTAAACGACCCCATTGGAATATTGGCTGTCGCTGTCGTTTGACCGTCTTTGGTCATCGTAGTGGACAAACCAGTAGCCAAATCAGCAGTCAGCGCATTGAACGCCGACGATGAGATGATCGTGCCTGTGACAACTGGCTGACCAGTTGAGTTAATGACAAATGTACCGCTGCCGTTGAAAGACATAATTATTGTTCCTCAGTCTGTTGACCTAATGTAGTTGCAAGCATACGCAATGTGTAGGGGTCTAACGGAACTTTGCCCGTGTAATTTTTCAATGCGTCAGACAACATTTTTGTTGTTCCTGCTGCTTTACCGCCGTAATATGCTGCCTCACCGACAAGACGTGGCGAGCTTGCTAAAGCGCCCGCACCAACCGCTGCAAGTGTTGCTGGATTTGTTAATCCACCCAAAAATGCTGCACCCCCTGCTGCGCTAGGCAATATACCGCCTTGGATGCCTCGTGGCGTTTTTGAACTGAGCATTTGCCCTGCAAGTTGAGGAAACAACGTATCAGCACCAGGCACTCCAGTTGCTTCCAATTCTCTAGCTAAATCTAATCTGCGCCCGTAGTTAGTGTTTGCATTATTACGCAAAATAGACTGTAGTTTACGAACTGATGTATCTACGTTAGCGTTTTTGTTTAACGACAATGTGCCTTGAATATCTTTTAATAAAGCACTAGCGTTTTCATAATCGCCCATTACTTTTGCATACTCAGGCGCTTGTTTGACAATTTCATTTTTGACAGCGCCATACAATTCATCCGCCACTTTTCGAGCTGGCGAACCATACGGTTGTGATTGTTGAATGTCGCTAATTGCTTGTTTTAGTTTGTCAAAACCTTCAACAGTTCTAAAAATAGCAGGATCACCAACTTTAAATTCTTGAATTTTGTCTGCAATTTCTTTTAAAGTAGCAGCTGCATTGCCACGAATTTCAATACCGTTAAATGTGCCAATTTTTTCAGCTTTTGAAACTGCTGCATCAATTGGCGCAAAATCCAATATTGCTTTGCTTCCCGTAGCGCCCGTCATGCCAGAGGTGTATGCGTCAGAACGATTTTTATACAGTTCTGCAACAGCGTCTCGTGCCGTGCTGACAACATTTTCAATTGGCGCATTGCCACGCATTTGTTCTAAAAACGCATCTGCTTTTGTGCCACCTGCCATGCCTGCTTTTGCAGCTTCACGGATCGCTTCTGCACCTGCGCCTGTTGACAAACCTAATGACGGTGTAACTAACGCTTCAGCTAATTGAAACGGTTTTGTAACCGCTTTTGTTGCAATGTTTAATGGGTCAATTGTGCGCCCTATTTGAGCCGTTGTTTGACCTACCTTTGCAATTCCTGGCACTTTTGCCGCAACAGAACCGCCGCCTGTTAGCAAAATTGACATATCGCCCATGACGCTAACTGGATCAGTTGCTACAGCTTTTTTGAAGCCTTCTAAAGTGCCATATCTTTTAGCGTACTCACCGCCAACAGCGTTAGCTGCTTGCACCGCACGTTGCGATGCTTCAGGATTAGATTCAAATTGGTTAACAAAATCAACTACTTGTTTTGGCAATAAT